CGAACTTTCCAGTTTCACGGCAGCGTGAATGAAGAACGAACCTATGAACCCAAAGGAGATGAACAGTGATTGAAATCAGAAACCTTCAGTTTCAACCGCTCACATTCAATCTGGCCGGAGACAGAACATTGCATCTCGGCCCGCGTGAGCGCACCTCGATTCCGCAAAAGGATATCTCACCAGAAATCACTCTTGCTGAAAAACGCGGCTTGGTGGGCCTTTCAAACCCGGAAGAGAAAAAGCCCTCCGTTTCAGATGAGACGGCTGAAACCACTGAACCCAAAACCACGAAACGGAGGAAATAACGATGCCAGCATATCTATCTCCCGGCATTTACACCCGGGAAACCGACTTCAGTTTTTATGTGAAGCAGATCTCCACCTCGGCGGCTGCCATGGTGGGTATCACCGAAAAAGGCCCGGTCAACAAACCGGTGCTGGTAACGAGCTGGGAGCAGTTTATCAATAAATTCGGCTCCTACATCAACGAAGGATACCTGGCTTATGCGGCCAGAGCCTTTTTCGACAATGGCGGTTCGATTCTCTATGTCTGCCGCGTTGCCCACTACACCGATATCACCGACAAGAGCACGCTGACGGCGTTGAATTCCAACATGACCATTGCCGATCGGAATGCGACACCGGCACCGGCTCTTCAGGTCAATGCGGCCAACCCCGGAACATGGGGCGACCGTATTTCCGTGACGATCGAGGACGGCTCTCTGGACCCGGCAAACGCCTTCAATCTCGTTGTCAAATACAAGGACAACATCGTCGAGGTGTTCAAAGACCTCTCCATGGATGAGATGTCGGCCAATCATGTCGAGCTCATGATCAATGAGGTTTCCGATTACATCACTGTTATCGATCTTGCGCCGAGTACCGGAACTGCTGAAGACAGGCCCGTTGAAGGCACCTATCAGCTTATCGGTGGCGACAATGGCCTCACTGGTGTGACCGATTCGGATTATATCGGTGATCCGTCCCAGCATACCGGACTCTATGCCTTCGATGAGATCGACGCACTGAATCTGCTTATGGTTCCCGGCGTCACAACCGTTCCGGTCATCAATGCCGGGATCACCTATGCGGAAAACCGAAAGGATCTGCTCTTCATCGCCGACACGCCGTTCATGCTTGAGCCGTTGGAGGTCGTTGACTTCAGAAAGGGTCAGGGAACCTACACCCACGCGGCATTCAACTCCTCCTACGCGGCTCTCTATTATCCGTGGCTGGAGATCAGCGATCCCATCACCGCCCGCAAGAAATACATACCTCCCTGTGGCGCTGTAGCCGGGTGCTGTGCCCGAAGCGACCAGAAGACCTATGTCTGGTGGGCTCCGGCCGGAATCGATCGTGGCCGCATTTTCAACGCGGTGTCGGTCGCCTACAAGACCAGCCGTGGCGAACGCGATGTGCTCTATCCCGAAGGGGTCAATGTCATCGCCGTTTTCCCGGACACCGGCATCAACATCTGGGGCCAGAAAACGCTCCAGAGTCAGCCTTCAGCGGTGGACCGCATCAATGTCCGTCGCCTGATGATGTATATGGAGGAAGCCATCTCCGAGTCATCCCGTTTTGTGGTGTTCGAGCCGAACAATCCCCAGACATGGCGGGCGCTCGGCCGTCTGATCAATCCCTTCCTGCAGGACATCAAGGAGAAAGGCGGTCTCTATGATTACGCCTTCCAGTGTGATGAGGAAACCAACACTCCGGCGGTTATCGATCGCAATGAAATGATTGCCCGGGTGTTCGTCAAGCCGACCAAGACAGCTGAATTCATCGAACTGAATTTCATCCTGACCGGCACCGGCGCGGACTTCAGTGAAATCATTTAATCAGGAGATACAACCATGAGAAGTGGAAATATGCCCAAGAGCCTTTACCAGAACTGGCAGTTTGCCATCGAGGTAAACGGCTTTGATGTGGCCCTGTTTCACAAGGGACAGGAGCCGAAAACGGAATTCGAGGAAGTGGCCTTTGCGCCTGCAGGTTCCATGTTCGACCAGAAGGTGGCCGGACGCGTGAAGTTTGAGGACATCACCCTCGAAAAAGGAATCCTTCAGGACGGCTCTGACGAGGCGGCCCGGGAATGGGTGAAAAAGCAGGTCGATGTCAATGCCGTGACCGGCGGACTGCCCACCGATTATCTAAAGGACATCGATGTGGTGCGCTATGACCGCAGCGGTAATGAGACCAGACGCTGGACGCTGCATGGCGCATGGATCAAGACCTTGGAATACGACGAGCTCGAAGGCGGCAATACTGAAAACACCATCGAGAAACTGACCATCTGCTACCAGTACTGGACCTGATAAACAAGGAGTGAAGCAATGTATATCTATGAATTACCCAGTGGCATCGAGATCGAACTGAAGGAGATGACCGGTGCCGAAGAAGAGCTCCTGACCAATCAGCGCCTGATCCGCACTGGAGAGGCGATCAATCAGGTGCTCAGAAACTGTACCGTTCGGCTTGGCGAGAATGCAAAGCCAGCAGTGAGCGATATTCTCGACCTGCTCTCGGGCGACCGCCTTTTCGCGTTGGTGAAGCTGCGCCAGATTTCCCTCGGAGACGAGGTCGAGCTGGAGCTGACGTGCCCGAATGCTTCGTGTCGCATGACCAACTATGTAACGGTCAATCTGGAGGATCTCAAAGTCACTCCGTACACCGAGGAGCGTGAGTTCGAATTCAAGCTGCCCGGTTCCAAGAAAGCGGTCCGTTTCGGTCTGCTTGACGGCCACATGGAAAAGCGGCTGGCCGCATTGCGCGAGCCGAATATTTCTTCAGCCATGATGATTCGACTCATCGAAATTGACGGAAAGGCACCCAGCAAGAAATCCCTCGCTGAAATGTCCATGCGTGACCGCAGTGCCCTGAGGCAGGAAATGGCCCGGGTGGATGCCGGTATCGATACGACGGTCGAAGTCGACTGCGATGGATGCGGCACCCGGATCAGAACACGTCTCGAGGCCGAACCGACTTTTTTATTTCCAGGAGTTCGCTTGTAAGCGACAGCTTCTTTCTCGCCTATGGCGGGCTCCACTGGAGTTATCAGGAAATCCGATCACTGCCGCTCAGGCTTCGACAGCAGTTTGTGGAAGCCTTGGAGCGGCAGATTGATTTTGAACGGGAGCAAATGGATAAGCGATGATGAATAACGACCTTGGACTGGGCATTGTCGTATCGATGAAGGATGCGTTCACGCAAAACGCCCAGCGCATTGAAAGCTCGATGACAAGCCTTGACGGAACCGTCGCGGCCGCCAGTGAACGCATGACCAGAAATCTGGATCGTATCCAGAAAGGCACCATGATGGTGGGTGCCGGTCTTGCGCTCATGGCCGCGCCCGTTGCCTTGGTCGCATCTACCGCCGCCACCCAGAAAGCCCTCGGGGAATTGGCCTCTTTGGGAGTCAAAGACCTTGGAGCCATCGAGGACGCCGCCGAATCGTTCACCAACCAGTGGTCGGGAGCCAACAAGGCGGCTTTCATCACGGCCACTTACGATGTGAAGTCTGCTCTGTCCAACCTCAGCGATGAGGCGGTCGGTGTCTTCACCAATATGGCCGGTCTCACAGCCAAAGCCACCAAAGCGACCACACAGGAAATGGTCGGCACCTTCACCACGGCTTACGGCATCTTCAAACCCATCATGGCGGACATGACCGACATGGAATGGGCGACCGCCTTTTCCGGAGCCATGGCCCAGACCGTGGCTTCGTTCAAGACCAACGGAACCCAGATGGCCGATGCGATCAAAAACATCGGTGCCGTTGCCGCAGCCAACAATATCCCTCTGCAGGAACAGCTGGCGATCCTCGGTCAGTTGCAGACCACCATGCCCGGCTCCGAAGCCGGAACACTTTACAAGGCATTTATCATGAAAGCGGCCGAGGCCGGGGATCAGCTCGGGCTCTCGTTTACCGATACAACCGGCCGTCTCAAAGGTGTCATTCCCATCCTGCAGGAGATTAAACAGCAGTTTCCGGATATGTCGCAGGCCGCCGCTCAGGTGAAGCTGAAGAAAGCCTTCGGTTCCGATGAAGCGGTCAAGTTTCTCCTGCAGATGTCCGCCGGAATGGAATCTTTGGAAGGCAATATCAAGTCGGTCGGCGCAGCCATGAAAACGGGAACGGCGGTAACCAATCAGATGGCCAGTGCCATGAATCAGGATATCGGAGCCCGGTTCGGATTGATCCGGCAGCAAATGGCCAACCTGACCGAAATATTGGGCCGCACGTTGCTGCCAGTCGTCACCCCGGTAATGAACGGCATTTCCCGCTTCATTCTGTTTTTGCAGAAACTGGCCAAATCCATGCCCGGAGTCACCCGGGTGGTCTTGACGCTTTCCATGGCTCTTGGAGCCGTGCTGGTCGTTGCCGGAGCAGTTACTTCGGCTGTAGGACTGGTTGGGCTCATGCTTCCGGCAATCAAGGCCGGGTTTATCGCCATCAGCGCAGCGGCCGCAGGGGTCGGCTCTGTCATCGCCACTTACTTTTTGCCGGTTACTGCCGCCATTGCCGGTGTGGTGCTGGCGGTCTATCTCTTGAAACGGGCATGGGAGACAAACTTCGGAGGAATCCGGGACATCGTTCTCGGAACGTGGAACAAGATCAAACTGGTCTTCGAGGGCGTGAAGACGCTCATATCATCTCTGAGCGGCTCCACCGGCCAGATGTCGGCCGAGCTTGCCAACCGGCTTAAGTCGGCCGGGCTTCTCGGTTTTGTCGTGACAGTCTTCAAGGTCTATTACCGGGTACGTGAATACCTGTCCGGGCTGTGGGAAGCCTTCTCTCACGCCTTCGGTCGAATCCGGGCCATTCTCGAACCAGCCGTAAAGGCGATGATTTCAGCCTATGCCACCCTCTACAAAGCCATCTTCTCGGTGGTGGAAATATTTGGTGTCTCTGCCAATTCAGCGGACGGATCGGCGTGGCGAAAGTTTGGTTCCGTGGTGGGAACAGTTGCCGGTGTTCTGCTGCAGGGACTGGCCTATGCACTCCGCATCGTTGTCTGGAATATCACGATGGTTGTCAAGGCTCTGGCCATTGTTGTGAGAAGCGTAGTCTGGGTTGGCAAGGTGATCGTCGGCTCACTGATCTATGCCACCAAATTCATCTACAAATTTCTGCTACCGGTCCGGCTGATTGCTCAGGCATTTGTGGCCGCCGGGAAGATAATCTATTCCGTCTGGCAGGTACTGACCGGAGATGTCTCCCTGCTGGATGGATTGAAAACCATTGGCGGAGCGGTCTTTGATTTTCTGGCAACCCCGTTCAGGTGGGCACGCGATGTCATCAGCGGAATCTGGAACTTCATTACCTCGGTTTTTGACGGGATGGTTCGGTTCTTTGTGGCCGCCGGTGAGCGTATCGTCAGCGTGTTCATGAACCTGCCGCTCGTCAGCACATTGCGGAACCTGTTTGCAACTGTGAGAAGCTTCTTCTCGGGCGATATGACCTTTTTCGAAGCCGGGAAAAAGATGCTGGTCACGCTGGGAGAAGGTATCTGGTCGGCGGTTACCTATCCATTCCGCATGCTGAAGAACGCGCTCGGCAAGCTGCGAAGCCTGTTGCCGTTCTCCGATGCCAAGGAAGGTCCGCTATCGACGCTGACTGCGTCAGGTCAAGCCCTGCTCAAGACGCTGGCGGATGGAATGCTTTCCACGCTGGCATTGCCTGCAAAAGTGTTCTCCTTTGCAGCTCGTGGAGTTCTGTCTGCACTGTCTGGTGTCTGGAACGGTCTCAAATCAGCGGGCCAGACCGCCATGAGTCTGCTTGCTGCTCCATTCAGGACGGCTCGCAATCTCTGGAGTTCACTGGTTGACGGTGCCGGAGCGATGGTATCCAAGGCCGGAGGGTTGATCAAAGGAACATTGAGCAATCTCATCCCCGAACTGTCTTTGCCCGATTCATGGAGTGGCGTCTGGAATAAGCTGTCCGCCGGTGCTACGGCGGTCAAACAGACCTTCACATCCACCTTCAGCGGGCTGAAAAACATTATCGGTTCAGGTGTTTCAGCGGTGGCTGAAAAAGGAACAGCCCTCTGGAGCCAGGTTAAGTCCGGTGTGAACGGCGTCATTCAGTCGGTAAAGCAGAAAGCCTCCGGACTGCTCAGTGGTGCTTGGAGCGGTATCAAGTCCTTATTCTCCTCTTCACCAGTACCGGAAGCCAAAGCTGCCCCCAGATTACAGACGGCTTCTGCCAAACCATCTGTCGTTCAGCAAAGCGCCGGTCGATTTGCTTTGATCCCGAGTCTCGATAAAAAGCTGATCCCGACGGTGTTCTCCGCCGTGCTTATGCTTTCGCCGGTCATGGCTTCGGCAATGCCGGTCGTAAACTCAGGGCCAGCCGGATCAGCCGACGTTACACCGAAAATTCCGGTAAGTAAGCCTTATCAATTCCCGGATGCCATTGCGGCTCCCTCAGTTCCGCCAGTGACCATTGCCGGGCAGATCGCTCCGTCGATGGGGATCATCCCCGCGCTGAGTATTCCGGCCGATGTCCGAGCTTCGGTGGATACGACCGGGACCGGCATGTTGCAGGAGGTCAATGCTACTCCGCTAATGCAGCCGGAACCGCATTCGCCTGAAAAGCTGGCAGCGGCAAGAACAAGTGCGTTGGTGTCACCGCCTGCAGGTCAACAGGAAGGCCCCGATATGGCCAGCCTTCTGGAGGCGCTATTGAACAAGCTCGATGCGCTTTCGGAACGACCCGTGGAGGTCTCCGTGGCCACGCATATCGATGGTCGTCAGGTGGCCGAGGCGGTCTACAAGGACCTCCGAGAACGAAAAATCAGAAACTATGAAACCCTGTGAGGCAACCGATGAAAAGAGTGTTTATTTGCAGCCCCTTTGCCGGGGACATTGAAAGAAATGTTGAAGTGGCCAAAAAGCTGTGCCGCATGGCCATGAACCAAGGCTACGCGCCATTCGCGCCGCACCTTCTTTACCCGCGCTTTGTCGATGACCACAATCCTGAGCAACGATCTGCCGGTATCAGCTGCGGGCTTGCTTACATGGAGACCTGCTCTGAGGTCTGGGCGTTTACCGGAAACGGTATTTCCAAAGGGATGCAGCAGGAGCTGTCTCATGCCAGAGAGATCGGCAAGACAATCGTTGAAATTCACGAGGTCAAATGATGGCTTGGGACCGGCAACCGATAAAAGGATATCTGGTCGATGCCGACACCGGCGAGCGACTGGAATTCCAATACAATCCCAACAATATCAGCGATGAAAAATCGACCAGCTATGCCGCCATCAAGATTCCCGGTATGAGTCACCCTCGCTATCAGTATGTTGCCGGTGAGCCACGCCGGATCACCTTCAAGGTCGAATTGTTCAAAGGACCGGTCAAACAGAAAGTCGACTGGCTGCGGTCTCTGCAATACCCGGAACACGCAGGCAGCATGCTCAAGAACGCGCCGCACCGGGTCATTCTCATTTTCGGTGATCTCTATCCGGGAGTGACCTGCATTGTAAGGCAGGTGAAGGCTCGCTTTTTTGGTCTTTTCGATCAGACCAATCTCGCTCCCCAGCGGGCTGAAGTGGATATATCCCTCGAAGAATACGTCGATCAATCGGTCAACTGGTCGGAGGTGCGCTCATGATCGACAAGGATTCCAGATACGCAAAGTGTCTCCGGTACAGAGACAGCGACGGTGATTCCCTTGGCATGCGCTTTCCTATCGATACATCACCGCGCTTCGATGACCGCTTTCATACCGTGACCGACGGCGACCGGCTGGATCTTCTGGCCCACAGGTATCTGGGAGAGGCAAAGCTCTGGTGGCTCATCTGTGATTACAACGACATCTTTTTTCCGCTGGAACTGACACCGGGCACGGTGCTTCGCATCCCTTCCATGGACCACGTCAGCATGCACATTCTCGACTGAGCTCCGACACTCCATCGGCGCTTCCGGTATGTAAGCAGTGAACTGCGAACAGCCGGAGACGTGCATGGAACTCGATACATTCAAACCGACATTTCTGATTCAGATAGAGGGCAAATCGCTCTCCAAGGATATCACTCAGGAGATCACTTCGTTTGTCTTCACCGACAATGAAGAGGAACTGGATGTTCTCGAGCTGTCCATCACCAACCGCAACCTCCAGTTTGTGGACGATCCGCTTTTTCAGGAAGGCAACGAGATCATCGCCCGGTTCGGTTATGTGGGCAATCTCTCGCCCCGCAAGAAGGCGGTCATTAAGGATATCGATTACGACTTTCCCGAAAACGGCGACCCCACCATTCGTATCAAAGCCTACGACAAAGGCTTCAAGCTGGCCGGAAAGGAAAACCAGAAGGTCTGGCAGAAACCCGCGCCGGGCATTCTCTATTCCGAAATAGCCGAACAGATCGCCTCGGCCAACGGCCTCAAACCGGTTGTGACGGCCACTAAGGGCCATCATCTTCGCGTAACCCAGAGCAATCAGTCCGACGCCGTCTTTCTCAAAGAACTGGCAACCAAGGCCCGAGACCGGGATGGTCAGGGTGTCAGCGGCTACTCCTTTTTCATTCAGGACGATGAGCTCCATTTCCATCCAAGGGAACTGGAACAGGCTCCGCTTTTGACGCTCGAGTATTTCACCGACCGTAAAGGTGTTCTGCGCTCTTTCAGACCATCCACCCAATCACAGGGAGCCAAAGGTGCCGGGGTCGAAACCAAATCAGTCGGTGTCGATCCCCGCAAAAAGGATGTGGTGGAGCACAAGGCCAACAACGACACGACTCCCGAACGAACCTCGCTCGGTAAGCAGACTTATCTGGTGGATGGCAATACGGGCGAAGGCAGCTTCAAGGAACAGGAGACCGGACAGGTCGTTCCTGCCTACGAACGTTCCGAAGCCTTTCATGAAGAACCGGCACAGGAGCCTGCTCAGGATTCAGCCGAAGGCAAATTCAGAGAGGCCGAACTCAAACAGGTGGAAGCAACCGCCGTCACCATCGGCATTCCGTCACTGCGGGCCAAAAAGAACCTCGAAGTGAAAGGTGTGGGCCGGAAGTTTTCCGGCATTTACTACTGCCACTCGGTTCGCCACAGCATCGGTTCATCCGGCTATTCCTGTGAAATCAAACTCAAAAAGAATGCCCTTGGCAAAGGTGCCGGAGACAAGTCCGCCCAGACCAAGGGCAAACCAAACGATAAAGAAGCACCGGCAACCCCGCAGAGTGAGCCACCGGCCATGGTGACCATCAATGCGGATTCCGGTGCTGTTTCTTAGGAGGAACCATGGGAGATCTGAGTAAAAATTTCAGCCGTTCCGAATTTGCCTGCAAAGGAACCAACTGCTGCGGACATTCGGCTCCGGTGCAGCCTGAACTGATTTCTGCGCTTCAAGCTCTGCGTGACCAATTGAACCTGCCGCTGAGTATAACCAGCGGCTTTCGCTGCAACCGGCACAATGAATCTGTTGGCGGAGCAGCCCAAAGTTTTCACACCTTGGGCATGGCGGCTGACGTGGCCTGCCCGGATGGAATGACAGCCGAAGACCTGGCTCAGGCGGCGGAAACCATACCGGCCTTTCAGCAAGGCGGCATCGGGATCTATCCGTCATGGGTCCATCTCGATGTCCGGACCACCGGGAAAGCGAGGTGGCGCAATGACTGAGTTTCAGAAGACCGTCACCGTCGGCTCAGGGATCGGGCTGAACGGGCCTTTGCAGTTTGAGCTGCTGCCCAATGGCCGCAGCGCCCGTCTGATTAAAGATTACAAGGTCAGGCTCGCTGGCAGCCGCACCATTACCGTGCCTGCGGGATTTGAAACGGACTTTGCTTCAGTGCCTCGTCTGTTTTGGCGAATTGTGCCGCCATGGGGACGCTATTCTCCGGCTGCCGTCGTGCATGACTATCTCTATCACACGGGACTGGTGAGCCGTGCGGATGCCGACCGCATCTTTCTCGACCTGATGGCCAAACTCGGTGTTCCGGCATGGAAACGCCGACTGATGTATTGGGCCGTTCGTGTGGGTGGTTGGAAGGCTTGGAATGACAGCCGTCGGAGGGGAAGCAGCCATGCTTGAAACCTCTGACAAACAGACCGAAGAACGTTATCGCAATCGCTGGTATGGCAAGTACCGGGCCTTTGTCCGGGACAACAACGACCCGGAACGGCTCGGAAGAGTACGGCTCGAAATCCCTGCTGTGCTGGGTACGGGCCGTGAAAACTGGTCCGACTGGGCCTCTCCCTGTTTTCCCTATGGCGGCAATGATGATTGCGGCATGTTTCTTGTGCCTGAAGAAGGCGCTTCGGTCTGGGCCGAGTTTGAAGGCGGCATTGTTCAGTATCCGATCTGGACCGGAGTCTGGCTGGCCAAGAGCAATCCCGGGGAACAGCCTGAGGAATCCAAGCGCACCTGCAGCAATGCTTTTTGCCATGACTGTGAGGACAAACTGGAGCATCAGAGCAATCCTCACGACAACCTCGAACACCAGAAATACCACGGCCATCCGGAATACTACTGCCCGCGTTTCAGGGTCCTGATGAAAACGGAAACCGGACACACCATTCTGGCCGATGACCGTGACGGCGATGAACTGATGCGCCTGATCGACCGGGCCGGTCAGATCCTCACCATGGAAGCCAGGGTCAAACCGGAAATGCAGAGCGGCAACGCCCTCAGACGCGGCACCAAGGATGCCGAAAAAGGCGACCAGCTGGATATTGCTTCGCAAATCGTCGGATCGAAAGCCCGGGTCCAACTCACCGACCTCTGCCGCCAGCAGGTGCTGCTGGAGGCATGGCAGGATAAGGAAAAGATTCACATTCTCTCCTGCGATAAGGGCCGCTCCCGTTGGCAGAAGATTCTGATCGATACCACCAAAGGCCGGGAAAAGGTCCACATCTGGGGACTCAATGGCACGCAGGAGATTCTGATCGACTCCACCAAGGG